TATCTCAATAAATTAGAAATGCCATCTGCTTACCAGCCATACCTCTTTTCGTACCCCGTTGAGAATGAAAACGGAAAATGTAAACTTCGCCTCCCATCCCTCCGGTATATCGTAGTAGTCATTTGCGCTGATGTCGTCGTGAATATACTGCCCTGAACGTGGTCTGAATCGCATTGTACCCTGTCCTACCTGTTTGGCGAAAATCACTTTGCCCTCCATGCCATCGGACGGAAGATAGACGTTTACGGTATTCCCCTGATTGGTAAGCCCGATACATTGCGTATAACCTGTCGATAGATACATATCGCTATCTACGACGTATTTAGGGTTCAGGATCAAGCCAGCCGCAAGGAGATCGGCAAAATAACCTCCGTAGGCTTTGGCGGTTCCGCTGTTGCTGGCACGCCCGTAAACTCCGGCTATAAGGGTTGCCTCCTGATCGAATGCCCAGTCGTTATCCACGTCGCCATAACCGAGGCCGACGATTGATCCGTAATGCGTGTAGCCGGAAGAGGATGGCAATGCGTTCGTCTTGGGATTGTTGCAAAATACGCCACTTGCCGAAAGATAGGCTACGCCATTACTGTTCCTTGCCGATACCTCGCCCGCTGCTGCGTCGATGTCGATGTCGGATGAGCCGTAGTCGAGGGAGTAATCGCCGCCCGTATAATCCGATTTGAGGTGAATTTTCCCGGTCTTACCGTTGAGATACATCGCAGGGTCGCTGCCGACTTTCATGGAGGATTTTATAATCTCATTCGAGAAATAGAATCCGGCCAGCAAAGCCTCTCCCAAAACGCTCAATTTGTTTTTGATGGTGGCGTTTTCGAGCATCATATTGATCGTCGAAAGCGTATTTGCGACCTTGTTGTTCCAATCCAAATAGCTGTCGGTATTCCCGATGCGAAAGGCATTATTCAGGAAGTCCATGAAGTTGTTGCCGTCGGCCGATACGATCTTATCGGTCGTCATGCGACCGGGCATGATCTCCGTAAATCCGTACAGCGAGGCAAAGCTCCGCTCACCGTCGTATTCGCTATTCAGGACGCCGACAAGGAGGTGGTAGTACCCCGCAACATCGGTCATCTTGATCGCACGGTCGGAAAGGAGGAAAGAGCCTTTTATGGCTGTGGCGGCGCGATTGACCTTTGCATAGAGATAATACTTCGTTTCGCCGTTGGCAAGGTAGGGCGAGAGATATTCGCCCATCTCCCAAACCTTGTACTCCGAATCATCGTGCGACGAGGAGAGCGTATTGATGCCGAGCGTCATGTGCTGGATGAAGCCGTGCGGGATATGCAGTTGCTTCGTCGCGCTGTCATAACTTATCCCGTCGCCTACGGCCGTGAGATCGCTGCGGCTCGCTACGAATCGAAATTGCAGGCTCTCATCTCCGACGAGCATCATCATCGTCTGCACCGTGAGCGGGTTGATGGAGTTCGAGAAGTTATCCATCATCGAATCTTCCAGCATCTCCATCGTCTCCTTGACATCGCGGAACCGCCGCTTGGTATAGCTCACGGCATTTCGGATGTCATTGTCGGTGCTGATCTCATTGTTGCCGATCTCCCGAAGTTGCGACGACAGGCTCTTGCCCGAAACCGAGTTAGAGATTTCGAGGATCGGGGAATACGGCGATGTGAGGTATTCCTTGATGCCCGTGATGCGGATCGAGACGCCATCGGGCACGAATTGTTCATCGCTGAAAAGGATGTAGCCGCCGACTTTCAGATGCCCGCCGACGCGGAGCCAGTTCTTTTTCGCCCATAACCCTTGAAGCGTCCCCGTGAACGTGAATTTCGGGTCTTCATTCTCATAGAGCTTGCGGGCCGCCGCGCGGAACATATCCCATGATGCGCCCGTCTGATCCGCATTGTTGCAGAAATAGGCTTCGGGCAACATGATCCCGAAAACGGCATAGCGATCCCCGACGGCGGGCTTGAACGTCTCATTCGGCATTGTAACCCCGTCGATCTCCTGCGGCACGATCTCAAACCGCCGCTCCGAGTGGTTATATTTGAACTCGAACTGCTTGTCATTGCCCGCGAGCATTCCCGACTGAAAGATGATCGTCGCCGTTTCGCCCTCGATGATGTAATCATTGAAGTTAAGTTCTGCGGGGATCGAGCTGTCGATGATGTCGTAGAAATTCTTTCCGGCGTCGATGCACTCGACTGCCGATACCGTGCCCTCGCGGGAGGGGTATATCTCGGAGCAATCGAGGCTATCCTCCTTGACCGCATCGGAAATCTTGTCGATGCGCTCGATGGAATACCCCTCTGCGTCGGATTGATAGGTGCGGCCCTCATAGACGAGGGTCTGCGACTTCGGTAGGAGCAGTTCCGCCGATCCGTATTTCGAGCGGTCGATATTCCGATCTCCGCCCTGCACATACAATCGCTTAATCGGCAATTCGCCGCCCTGCGTCGTGCGGCCCACACCCGGAACGAATCCGTTGCCCTTGCCATAGGAGAGAGGCAGGGGATCATCCTTGAAGTATTCGACTTTATGCAGAGAAACGGTATAGTCGTTGATCTCCCATTCGGTCTCGAATTTGTTTGCGATGTCCTGCAAAGCCGCATCGACGTAGGTATGATTAAACTCTACCGTCTGCTCGACAGCATCAATGCACGAGCCGACTTTCCATACTCCGGCTCCGTCCCGATGATTGAGGTTCCATACCACCGCCTCGATCAGTTCGTAAGGCTTGGCGCACATCGACCATTTGAGGCGTTTATCAACGGGGTTGAGCATCTTATACAGCCCCATGTTATCCTCCAAAGTTCCGAGGGTGAGCGTGTATTCGATGTTGCGCGTCCCGTTCTTCTTGATGTTTTCGGGCGATCCGAGGGTATATTTCACACCCATAAACTCGCACCACGCCCCGACGGGTATCTCCACAAATTCGGTCAGGGAGAATTTCAGGACGAGCTGCGGTTTGGACATCAGGGAGCGATAGCGGTAGCTGCTATCGCTCTCCTGTACGTCCAGCGTCGTATTGTTGAAATGCAGGGTCAGCATGATCTGTTCTTACTCGATGTTCAGTTCTGCGCAATCGGCGTCGATTTGGGCCTTTAACGCGGCCCTCGCGGCGAGAAATTCCTTGTACGCCGCGATCTTCGCCTTTGCCTCTTCGCTCGTCGTAGAGCCTCCGTAAAGGCCGAGTTTGGCGGCATTGTATTCGTTGATGAGCTTCTGCTCGTCATTTCCGTTCCACATCGCGCCGATGGCGGCCTCCGTGATCTTGTTGCTCGTGATGGTGGCCCATACGACGACCTCGAAGCAGGAGTAATGGATCGTTGCGATTTTGGCAACCGATTCATCCCCGCCATCGGCCATGACTTCGGTTTCGGAGGTCTCCTCCTGAATGTCCCAGCGGTAGATGTAGCTGCCGTTTCCTACGGCCTGAAATTTAGGCGGCCTTGCGTCGTAAAATGCACGTTTCATAAAATTGAGGTTTGATGATTGTTTTTAGTAAATGTTTCGAATCGCTGACTTTCGCCCATCCGAACCAACTGCATAAGCGTTGTTTGTAATCCTTGGCGCTGATATGCAGTTTCCTGTTGAGACGGGCGGCGGCACGGCAGAAATTCTGCTTGATGCTCTTGCGCATGAGCGTTTGAGCGTGGTAGAATACGAACCCTACGAAGTCGAGGCCCCGCCCGTGCTTATCCTTGCGATTCTCGGCGACAGGGAATACCTGCTCATTTCCTTTCAGGGTGAGTTTCAGGCCGCCCAAATACTCCTTGATTTCGGCAAGCAGAGCGTGGAGTTTCTTTTTCGTGGATGCGAAGAATACCATATCATCGGCATATCGGAAATAATACTTTATCCGCTTCACCTCCTTGATCCAATGGTCGAAGTAGGCCAGCATGAGGTTGGCGAAGTATTGGCTCAAATAGTTGCCGATAGGCACACCGTCGGTACTGTCGATGATGGAATCTAACAGATGGAGAGTGGCCTTGCATTTGATTTTGCGTCGGATGACGGATTTTAATACATTATGGTTTATCGACGGGTAGAACTTCCGAATGTCTATTTTGAGGCAATATCGGGAGTTTTCTCGGTCTTTGATGGCTCGTTTGACCGCTCGCATCGCTCCATGTATTCCGCGCCCCTTGATGCAGCTATATGTATCTTTCGTGAATACAGATACCCATATCGGTTCGAGGATATTCATTATCGCATGGTGCATGATACGGTCGGGATAGTACGGCAATCGGAATATGAGCCGTTCCTTTGGCTCATGGATGATGAACGTGCTATATTCGGAAGTTTGGAATGCTTCGTTTTGCAGCGTTTCATGGAGCGCAAGGATGTTGGCTTCCCGATCCTTGTCGTGAATCTTGACGCCATACGAGTTGAGCTTCCCGCGCCTTGCCTTTTCATCGGCGAGACGGAGGTTATCCAGCGATATGATCTTCTCGTATAAGTTACCTACTCGTTTCATTTCAACGCTTTGCTTTTCATAATCGGGGCGTTCAGTAATTCGGAAATTCCGAATTATTTACCAGCTCCTTTTTGAGGTGATGTTTTTTGCCAAGAGGCAGGGTCGTTGTTCTCAAAAGTTCTATATTTTACCTTTCTGAAAATCATTGGCGAGACCCGATATTCGCATTCGTATTCGAGGGCGTGTTATTCGAATTCGCATACGAAAACCCGGCATTCGAGCTGTTATTCGCATTACCGCCGAAGAGGACACCTCGCAAGAACAACCAACCTTTTTTGCATTCCTATTCCAAATAATATCGCGGCCCCGATGCCCGCATCGTTACCTTGCGCGGAAATTTGTTCATCTCCCGAATCTTGGAGAGAACATATTTGATCTCCCGTGAATTGGTGAAAAATTTCAGCGCGTCGCGGTCGGGATCATCCCGATTCATCTTGATCTTGACAAGAGTGCGGTCAGAGCCGAATTTCGTTTTCACTCCCTCGATGTAGTCGCAAATCCAAAAGGAAATGTTAATCAATTTCTGCTGCGTCGTTTCCTTGCAGTTGAAATGCTTGTTGGTCTCATCGGCGGGAATTTGCAGGAAATCCAGCGAGCCGTCATCTTCTGTCGGATGTTGATAATTCTCCATTGTCGTATCGTTTAATTTTTGGCCGAGCGTGTCGTGATGACGTTATGCGGGTAAAAAGCAAAGGCGAGACCCGATAGTCGCAGACGTAACCGAGGGCGCGTAACGCGAACCCGCAGACGAAAACCCGGCAGCCGAGCCGCCCTACGCACAACCGCCGAAGAGGACACCCCGCAGAGCTTCCGTCGTCGGAATGTTGGTATAGTGGTAGTCGCAGAAATAGGTCGTAGTACCTGCTCCGATTGTTTCGGGCATGATCTCTCCGCCCTCGCCGAAAATCACTTCTTTGACATATCCCTCTGCGCGGGCCTCGTTGCCTACATGGGCGTAGCCGTCGTAACCGCTATCCGAGAATTTGGCCGGATCGGTGCATACGAACACCTTGCTCAACCCGTCGCCGCCATTCTCCTCGGTGGGGCTGATGCGGATGTTGATGCCGTCCGTCCATTGCCAAATGTGGCCGAAAGGATTCTCGACACCGCGATAGCGGGGAACCATGACCGTGCAACGGGTCGATCCGTCCTCATTGATGACGGGGTATGCGACCTCGCCTGTGCCGTTTCCGAGTTCGTCGGTATGGCCGCAGGGGACGAAAGGATATACGCCGTTATATCCCGTCCAATCGACCATATTCGTTACGCCCGCTCCGAGGCCGCCCTGCGCGTAGCCGTTGCTGTCCTTTGCGGCATTGAATGTAGCCTGCGAGTTGAGCGTGGCATATTCGATCACGAAAAGCCAAAACAGCTCCTTGTGGATGTCGTAGGTCATGCAGTTCCATTCCGTCGAACCTGCCTTGCGCTTGCGGGCGTAGTTGCGGAAATTCGTGCGGGAGATTACCGTCGCCGGGCGTCCGAGGAACGTGCGATATGTCCCGTCATACGCCGTATTGTTATTGCCGCCTCGGTAGTCGGCATCCATATTCACGACCGAGCAGAGGGTTGTTGTGCTGCGCTTCACCGTCGCCTCGTATGCCGAAACATACCTCTTGCCGACGACATGATAGCCGGGGAGGGGGTACTCGCTGATCCGCACTCGCCGCTTCGTGCCGTCCGTCTCGAATTTGCGGTAGTGCATAGGCAGCTCGACCATGACCTGTCCCCGCGATCCGTCGCGTGTCTGACCCGTCCAGTTGGCAGGATTCAGATATTCGACGACCTCGCCGTTGTCATCGAGCAGGCAGCCTTTCATCCGGCTGTGGATCGGCAGGCTCTTGTGCAGGGAGAGGTTGCCGATGCGCGTGCATGTCGGAGATGATACGGCGGTATCGAACTCGATGCCGTAGCTGCACTCGTCCTCCATATACGGCAGGAGCGTTGCGAGGGCGGCCTTTTTGCTCTCGCCGTCCTCCAATACCTCGCAGATGAGGTTGAACGGGTTGGTTTCCGATACGTTGGGCAAGTCGCTCAATCGCTTGCCGTTCTGAAAAGCCTCGATAATCTGTTCGAGGATAGCTTCTTGTTCTGCTGTCATAACTATTTGTTGTTTAAGAATTTGAAAACAGTTTTGCCTTTCGTTGCGATGAACGTCACCGACGATGCGGTATTCAGTCGCATTTTCTTCTGCTTGCGGGATGCCGCCCATTGGCGCAGCCGCCGCGATAGGGATATGAATACCGATGCGATCATACCTTTTCGACGTAGGTTCCAGCACCCCAATAGAGGTCGTGAGTGTTGAGAATATCCGCATTCGGAGCAATCGCCGCGATTGCCATCGGCGACCAATCGTTGAGAACTACCGGGGCGTCGGAGAAATCCTCGTCCTGATAGCATTTTACGCTCAATACGGCGTCCACGGTGGAACTGCTGTATTTGGGCCTGATGTAGATCGAGAACGGCGTTTCATTCGGCAGGCTGAAACCCTCTGCGAGGCTCTCGATCTTGCCATGCGAGAGGATGCGCCCGCCGTTCATAAATTCGCTGATGTAGCCTTGTCTTCCCATAGTTTGATGTTGTTTTTAGTTGAACCTGAAATTACCGTTTGCCGTGAGGCGGATCGACGAGAGCGTTACCAATCTGACCGTAGGCTTCGAGACTTTGATCTGAATCGTCTTGTAGAGGGCTACGTTGCAGGTCGGGATAACATGGATGATGCTGGTTCCGGCGGCGAGGATCGTGATGCGTCCGTCGGGAGTTACCGATACGGCCTTATCGTCGCCGAGGAACAATACATTCGGCTTGACGCTGGCCGGAGCGAGCGTCGCGCGGATGAAATTCTCCGCCATATTGCCGACCAGCAGGCGCGAGGGGTATTCTACCGTCATCGCCGTAGGCACGAGGTTCAGAGGCTCTAACTCCGCAGCGGCGGCGATTACCTCCTCGCAATCCTCTTTGGCGGCATTGGCTTCGGCGGCGGCATTGTTCGCATTCGCCGTCGCGGTATTGGCGGGGGGGGGGGGGCCGCCCCGCCCCGCTTGGGCGGGCTGTGTCGGTCGCGCTCCGGTG